CTTAGGGTCGAATATTACAATGTCTTTTACATCTGCTTTTATGGCGTACTCTAGGGTGGAAATAATACTTACACTTTTTCCACTTCCAGTAGCACCACAAACTAACATGTGTGGTGTAGAGTGGTTGTTGAGATCCCAAACAACAGGTTGTTGAAAGTTATCTAAACCTAGAGGTAGTTTTTTATCTACCAAATACTTTGCATCCCAAAATAAATCTGCAGTACGTTTTTTTGGTGCTTCTATTGCTAGGTACGATTGCCCTTTGTACACAAATAATTGGTTTTGAATACGTATGCTTGCTACATTTAAAGCATTGGCAATATCTAGCTTATATTTTTGCACACTACTAAGGTTAATACCTGCTGATGTTTGCAGTAGGTAGGTGTTGTTACTATAGCCTTCAAACTTATGCGCTACATTTACGATAATATTAAATGACCTTAGTACGTGTTCTATTTTTTGTTCGGTTGTCATGTCTTTGTCGCTTAGGTTATAATGAATGAATTGTGATGCGTTTTGTCTAAACTTTTTAATAACGTTTGGTGATACGCTTGCTACTGAGGCATCTCGTATTTTTTTAAGTCGCTTGGCTACGAGTTCTTTTTTAGATTCTGGTATATCAAAGTCGTCTACTTCGGCCATCATAGTTTGCGCCCAAAATGCGTTTAGTTCTGCTTTATCTACAAAGTTGTCGGCTTCGTTCATTTGGTACACATAGTCTGGATCTTGGATTGCTTCTATCATACGTTTTAAAGGCTCGTACAGTAAAGCATCAAACAGCCTACGGTTATCCTCATTTATTTCTATAACAAATTTTTGTAGTTGTGGTGACTTATCTCTGTTAGTGGTGTACTTATTTTCTATAAACCATACCTCGTCCACGGTAATATTATGAAAGCTCTCTACAACGTGGACGTAGGTAATGGCTTGTTTACCGACGTTAAACGCGACTTCTTTTTCGTCGGTAAATGTTTTTTTGGATTTATGGTCTACTATTACATTTTTACCATCTTCGGTTTTGATAAGTAAATCTACTTTGGCGTGGCATGGTAGTGGCACATCTACACCATTAACGGTTATAAACTCATCGTAATAGCGTTCTACTTCTATAATTTCTTTACAGTTGTAGACTTCAATTTCTGCTAGGAAGTTTTTAATGAGTGCGTTACATATTTTAGTGGCTTGCTCTTTTGCCTGAGCGATTGTAGGTGTTGTTTTTTGAAGTTTCCACTCGTTGGCTGGGATGTCTTCTATGTAATTAAAGGCCTCACGCTCTAGGTCTATAATATCTGCAGGTGATTTTTTTAGTTTACAGTTAAAGTAATATTCTACAGCTTCGTGATACGCTTGGCCAGATACGGTAGAAGCAGAGCGTTTTTGTTTTACTCGGTAAATGTAGTTCATCTCGAACGCTTTTTCGTTACGAGCAAACTGAGATACACGCGAGTAGGACCAACTATCTAGTAGGAAGTTAGCAAATAGCGCTTCGTATTGGTCGGCGTTGAGGCCTTTGTATTGGTGGCTCATATTACATTATATTTCACCATTCCACCAAGGGTATTCTTTATACTCTGGTTGTTGTGGTGTTGGTTTAAAAAATCGTTTGAGTAGTTTTTTGATAATTTTTTTCATGGTATCGCTGTTTTAAAAAAGGGAAGGACTTATGACAACGAATTAATAAAACAATCAAAATAAAAAAAAGAGGTGCCTTCCCTTAGTGTTGTTATGGTAAATCCATTTTGCCTTGTTGTGACAGGTTCTTTTTTTCTTCTTGGACTTGCTCAATAGTTTTAGGCTCGTTTGTTACTAAAACTGCTGATTCTGGATCTGTAGCATCACCTTCAGATATTTCACTACCTGTTAATGTACTATACAACCAAGCTCTTGCTTTTCTTGTAGCCTTACCGATTATAGCATCTGTACCCATAAACTTGTTAACCTTAATAGGTATGTCTAGCTTTTCTTCGTTCTTTTCACCTCCATTAATAGACCATTTTACATTCATAACAATTGCAGCACTACTTTCCTTAACTCTTGGAAGCTCTGGTATGATTTGATACGATAATCCTTTAAAGTTTGCTAATAGGTAGCCTAAACCTTCTTTGGTTGGGTACATGTTACCAGCTATGATGTTAAATTGGTTTCCTACAGGTTGAAGACCAGTTAAAACAGCTTCAATTAAACAGTCTCTTACAACACCTTCCGGATAAACTTTATCTGACATAAAACCTAATCGATTACCTTGAAGTTCCATTATAGGTTTCATGTATTCAGCACTTAAAAGGCCTTTTAGTTTACTTGTAGCATCTGCAATAAGAAATGCTTTTTCAAAGTTTTTAATATGATGTTGTCCTACTACTGTAGATACTACTTCATTTAATTCTTGTGCAATTGCTACTTTATTCTGCTTTGCCATAATCTTAGTGTGTTAGTTGTTGCGTATGTTGTACGTGTGCTTTTGTTGTAAACCAAAAAGTTTTTTTGTCGTGATCTACAAATATGCAATCGCAATTTTTGTAGTTATCGGTTGGATTTTTCTCGGTATATACATCGTTAGCGCAAAGATGAGCTCCTTGAGTAAAAATGTTTTCGGTAATAATCTGTGTGTTAATTATTATTGACATAATCTTCTAATTGTTTTTTTGATATGATATAAGATTTTCCTGGTTTACTAGCTTTTAGTAAACCTTTAAGGATATGATTTTGAATAGTCTGTTTACTCACTTTTAAAAGATCTGCAGCCTCTTTAGTTGTGTAGTATTCTTTAGACACTTCTTTAATTTCTGGTTGTTTTACAGCGTTTTTATTGATTTCCAACATCTTTTGTGCAAGTTGTGTTATGGATTCGTCTGTAAGTTTTACTGTTATTTCCATTTTTTAAGGTTTAAAAAAAGGGTGTACGTTTAAAATATACACCCTTTGATTACAGGGTTTGCTATTAACCTCATTGTGCTATTAATGCTTTGATGTTCTTAGCTCTTGGGTAACGATTTTTAATTATTTTTACAGCTTGAGTGTTAGATATTGCTTTGACTTTTTCAGAATGGTTATCGTAATCATCTTTGGATCCTGAATACATCCAAAATTTAACATCATAACTTTTAAGCGACATAGTTTAATATTAAAGCGTTATATTTGTTTATATAACTAACTATTGCCAAATATAAGTTATTTTTAGACACAAAAAGACATAAATAGTAACTTTTTATATTCAAAAGTAATATTTTAACATTTTAATCCTATTTATTAGGATTTTATTACGTAGGTTTGTATATGGATTTATTTAAACGTATAGAGCGTATAATTTTTGATGAGGGTTTGTCCTTATCTGAATTCTATGATAAGTCTGGTTTTTCCAGTAAGGTTTACTACGCTATAAAAAATGGTGATAAGACTTCTTTAAAACCTAGCCAGGCAAAAAAGCTTAATGAGGCCTTTCCAAACTATACTTATGATTGGTTAATGGGTAATACGTCTATTGTAAACGAGCCTAATGTAAGTTATGGTAGTATAATGGATCTTGCTAAAGAAGGTAAGTTGGGTGTAGTGCTAAATAAAAACCATAACGCTCTTTTAGAAATGGATGAGAGTTATGGCCTTTGGTTTGATAAGATGGTAAATGTAGCTGCACTTAAGCTATTAAAAGAAAAGCTTTAATTTTTCGTATTTGTTTTTTAGATAATCTCGTGATACAGTTATTTAGTTCTGTTTTAGATTCTTCTAATTCTTCTTTAAGCGCTTCGTAATCGTCACTGTATTTCTTTTTGTATTTGTTAGGGATGAGCCTAGAACGTTTTACTTTTTCGTTATAATTTTCCTTGCTCATACTCTACAATTTTGTCCGTAATATGAATACGGTGTTTTTTAAATTCTTTTTCTTTCCAAGGGTTGATAAGTTTTTTTTCTTCAAGGCCGTTATACAACGAATCCATTAAAAGGTATATAATTTTACGTAATTTCTTTTCGCTTAGTAGAAGTGCAAACTGAAAATACTTTAATATAATAACAGATAATATACCTCCAATTATCATGCCTACATAATAGAACTGCTTTGGAAGGTCCTTTTGTCCAGACCATTCTACTAAAGTTTCTTTTGGTATAAGGATCTGAATACCAAAAAAAGCGCCTACAAATAATGTGCTGTAAGCTATAAATCTTACAGTGGCTTGGTATTCGTTAAAAACTTGTTGAGAAGCAAACAGGAATAACATACCTATACAAATAAGGCTTAATCTGTTTCCTGCAGCAAAAAGAAAGGAAGACATATACTTGTAGCCAAGATAGCCTTCCATTCCTTTAACATCTAATACTACATGCAAAAAAGGGCTTGTAAAAGCAATTATGCATAGTATTACAAGATAGATACTAACCGCATGGGTTTGGTGATTCTTCTGAATCGACTTGTCCGTTGCAGTTGCATCGGTCCCACTCTGGGCACTCTTCTTCTGGTTCGATAAAATCTGTCGCTGTTTCATAGTTTTCGTTTAAATTGTCTGGCTCACAACTAACAATTAAGCCTAACATGGCAAATAGTAAAATTAACTTTTTCATTGTGTTAAAGTTTTAAGGTTATAACACAAATTTAACGATTAATAGATTACTATAATATTAATAGTCTGATAGTTGTTAACTGATTGTTTCTTTACAAACTTATAAAATTTTTTAATTATAATCCTAATTAATAGGAATTTTTATTTTAAATTTGATGCATGAAAGAATTTAGCTTTAACAGATTTTTAAAAGACAATAAACTTACCGCAAAGGAATTAGTAAGAGTTACTGGCTACAATAAAAACACATTTACTAAATGGCAAGGCTTAAAAACTGATGCCAAAATTTCGCAGGATTTTATTTTGTGTTTATTAAAGGAATATCCACACATTGATCTTGCAAAATATTTTCCAACTCACGCTGAAATAATAAAATTGGCTATTAATTAAAGGGGAAGGCAAAGTAGTTATATTTTTTTTAAATATAAAAACTTTTTAACACTAAATATTGCTATTTATGTCTAAATGTTTCATTTTTAGGATTAAATAACCCTTGTTAATGTTTGACAAATGTTTGACAAAAACCTAATAAAAAATCCGTAACACTTTGGTTTTATATGTGTTACGGATTTAAAAAGTGATCGCGACAGGATTCAATTTTATATCTTAAATAAGACTATTTATGTTAAAAATATAATTAAGTGTTTGTTTTTGATGTAAATTATCTATATTTGAAGTGAAATAAACTTATATTGCTATAATATATGTTTGACAAATGTTTGACAAAACATCTAAATTTTAAAAGGCTGATTTACGTCACTTGTGCAATGACTCACAACGGATTTGTATAACAAAAGTTAAAGATAAATAAGCAATAATTATGGAATTAAAACCGAAAGAAAAAGCAGAGCAGTTGTACCGAGATTTTTATGGTAAAACTATGATTTCAAGAGTTGAAGGATATGGTAAAAAAAGAATAGCATTAACTTCTGCTCTGCTTTGTGTAGAAATACTACAAGTTGAACTAATACAATTAAACAGCAACAAAAGTTTGGAATTATTTAATTACTACCAAGACGTAAATAAAGAATTAAACAAACTTTAATTTTTGTTATACATTGTTGTATGACGAAGCGATTAATAATAAATAAATTTTGAATTATGGTAAATAAACCTAATGGATACAGACCAATGTATTTTAAAGACAAAAGTAAGCGAAGTGAACAGTTTGTTTGTGTTACTTGCGGAAGTAAACCTATGTGTAAAAGTTGTTTGAGAATACCAAAAGAATGGTTAAAGCAATGACATAAAAACAAATTGCATACAACTATTATATATCAATAATACCAGTAAAATCAATACATAAGACATGAGTTTATACAAAATTGCATCTAAAAAACTGTATTAATTAAAATTTAAAAATGGCGACAATAAACTACTTATTAAGATCCAAAAGCAATGCAGCTAACTTGTATGTTAGATTCTCTAACGGTAGAGCTTACAATATTACTACCGTTTTGCCTATTTGTATTGATCCGAAGTTTTGGGATGCCAAAAACCAGAAGATTAGAAATGTTATTGAAGTACGCAATAGAGATGAGATTAACAGAAATTTAGCGCATCTTAAACTGCATATACCAGACGAATTTAACAAAGCTTTTATGGCTGGTGAAATTATAGATGTTACCTGGTTATCTAATACGTGTAACAACTTTTTTAGCCGACCAAAGCAAGAGAAAAAAGGTAAGATTCCTAAACATAAGATTTACTATACCGATTTTGCTCGGTGGTGGATAAAAGAGAAGTCACCAGATTATTTAGTTAATGCTAGTAGCTACATGAATGAGCGTGAACAAGGTAAATACTTATCGTTTATTGGTATGGTTGAGGACTTTGAGGGTAGAAATAAGCTACGTATAAAGGATGTTACAGCTCGACATATCACTGAATTTGTAAAACACTTAGCAGAGCAGAGTTATGCTAGTAAAACCATACAAAGACACATAAGCCGTTTTAAGTTCTTTTTATTTAGGGCAGAAGAGCTTAACATGAGTGTTAACAATGCTTTTAAACAGAAAGTATATGTACCTAAAGCAGAACCATTAAAAGAGCCTTATTTTAACGAGGAAGAGCTTGAGAAGATTTTTAATGCGGATCTAAAAGGTAACAAAACGTTGGAAAACGTAAGGGATAATCTTATTATTGCATGTTGGACTGGATTAAGGGTTTCGGATTTTTTAGGTCAGTTGGATATTAGTAACTTTATAGATGATTTTATAGAAGTGACTACACAGAAGACCAAAACGAAAGTTGTTATACCTGTGCATCCTCATGTAAAGCGTATATTGATAAATCGCAAGGGTAAACTACCAGAGAAGATAAGCGACCAGAAGTTTAACAAGTACATTAAGGATATTTGCAAGGAATTGAAGTTTAATGAGCTTATGAAAGGTGGTATCTATGACAAGGATAAAAAACGCAAGGTTATAGGAATGTACCCAAAATGGAAGCTTATAACAAGCCATATAGGACGTAGAAGTTTTGCAACGATGCACTACGGTAAAATACCTAACAGCGTTATAATGGGTGTTTGCGGTTGGACCAAAGAGGACATGATGCTTCATTACATTAAGAAGAGTAACAGGCAGCATGCCGTAGAATTAAAACAGTATTGGGATAAAATTTATAGTTAGTTATGGAAAATACAGCAATCAAATTATTAAAGCAAGTTCATAGTGATATTTGTGACAAAGGCGAAGTTAGTTTTAATACTTCTTTCGCGGTAACAGATTTTTTAATGAATCTAAAAACAGAAGAATATTTAACCAAAGATGAGATATTAAAAAAATATGGTTCTTCTTTAACTGAAGAACAACTAAAAATATTAGATAAAAACTAACTAAATTAACCATGGGAACAGAAAACAAACTAACAGACGATGTAATTCTAGCAAACGTACTTGAAGCACTAGATGTTAGTGCTAATAAGTTTGCTCGGAAACTTGAATATAAGAGCAGCGCAACTATCTATCACGTATTAAATGGTGTGAATGGTATTAGTACTGAAATGGCAAATAAGGCTGTAGATGTTTACCCTCAGCTTAACTTTTTGTATTTAACCAGAGGACAAGAGCCTATTATTTTAGACCGAGGTACTTCGGTAGGCCAAGCGAATTTCCTTAATACAAAAGGACCAACGTATAACGACGTGCCTCAAACTCTAAAAGATATAAAAGACTTACTTAGTGAGGTTTTGGATCATTTAAAGCAGGATAGGCTTTAATTTTGCTTTACTGGTTGCTTGGTGTACGTGTTATTTATTAAGTCGAGTTTGCCGTCCATGTCGTAATAGATGCCTGTTTTTTTATCAAAGACTTTAAAAGTGTCAATCGCTTGGTACCTATAGCCCTTATCTGAGTTGTAAGAGAAGTAAAGTAATGCAATGAGTATAACGATAATAATTTGCTCTACTGTTGGTGCTTTCATGGTGTTTATTAGCTTAGTTAATACGCTAATATAAAAAATCCCTACTAATTGCAGGGATTTTGTTTTTTAGTGGATTGGCACCATGTTATATTCTTTTAGTTCTTCATCACTTAGGTTGGTTTCTACCTTGTAAGGATTTCCACCATATAAAACTGTTATTTTGCGTTCAAACTTTGGCTTTACTTTACTTAATGATTTGATTGATTTTGATATAACTTCTCTATATCTTAATTCTTCGTCTATTGCGTTCATGTGTGTTAAATTTAAAACTCGACAATTGTAATATCTGCTTTAAGGGCTTTTAATATTTTACCTAGTGTTCTTAGGTTTATATCTCTCTTTCCGCTTTCTAACTTGCTTATGAAGTCCTGGCGGTTTTTGTCTTGAAATATAGCTACTGCTAGATCTGTTTGGCTCATACCTAACGCTGTTCGTTTTTCTACAACAAATTCTTGTATGCGTTGGTTTATTGTTTTGGTTTCTGTACTAATCATGACGCTGGCTTTAGTATCTCGTTATTTCTGTGGCTGCTTATGTAAAGGTTAAAATACATCTTCTCGCTGAAGTTACATTCTTTATAGCGCTTACCGTTTATTAACCATAAGCCTCCTGGGCGTTCTATTGTTACTTTTGTTTTCATTTTGCTAAGCTGTTTGCTTTGGTTTGTAGTAATACTTTAAATGATGTTTTTTCTCGGTGTTGAAATGAACAACGTCAAAACCTTCTTTGTCGCATGGTTTTGATTCCCATGATGTAACCTTGCCAAGTTTAAATATCTGGCTTATGGTGTTTAAGTCTTGATCTATTTTTTGCATGGCTTTACTTTTTATTAGTTATTATCTACTCCATACATGAAGCTAGATAAATCTTCTTCGGTTTCTGTGTTGTCTATTAGTTTTTCAAATAACTTATATTTGTCACCTGAAAAAATAAGATTTCCGTTTTGGTAAATATCAATATTTACAGTTTCGCCATTTTTAACTTCAATACGGTCTTCTGAGTGTCTTAAAAATGTTGTGACGTTTTGAAGATTTTGTTTGTATTTAATTAATATTAGTTGCCTTATTTGCTTCGCTGCGTACTATCATTAAAATAGAATAAGGCTGTTTGGTTTTAGTCTTCAAAAGTTTCTCCTTGGTCGTCTACTTCAAGGGCTTTAATTACTTGGTCCTCGTAAAAGGTTAAAGCTTCTTCAGCTTGTGGATCCTGGTCGTCGATACGGTTTGCAAGTTCTTCGATTTGTTGTTCTTTTTCGCCTCCTAAAAATCCTGCTTCTTGCATTAAGAAGTAGAGTATTTTAAATCTTCTATGTAATGTTTCCATGGTTTTAGTTTGTTATGAATTTATAAGTTCCGTTTTGCTTGTCTTTCTTGGCGTCCTTAACACCTATTGAAAGGTTTAAAAGCATTGTTACGGTTTTTTGATCCTCTTCAGTCTCTAACTTTGTTACTAACTCGTTAAAATAATACTGTCCTGGGTTGTTGTATGCTTGCTTGTAATACTTGTTTTTTGATAATTGTTTATTCATCTTATTTTGCTTTACTGTTTAAAAAATTAAGCCTTTTTATAACTTGCTTAGGTTGGTTGATTAAAGAGATATTTCTAAATTTTCTACTTCTTTAATTATTTTTTTGATTCTCTTTTCTGTTAATTCAATTTTATCATTCCATTTCTTATCTATATAAGAAACTTGAGATAATAAAGAGTTAACCCCTTCAATTATCATACATACATGATAAGCTTCTGGACTTTCAAAAGGATTATGCAAGTTTTGACCAAAATTATCTTTTTCATACTGAAAGTAGTTTGCGGCATCATCCCACCAAAATTTTAAATATTCCTTTGCTTTGTAAGTAGAATAAGTTGCTGAACCGTCAATATTTATTCCTTGGGTTAGTTCGTTGCCTAAATCACAAGCGTAAACAAGTTGTCCTTCGTGATTTTCTAAATGGTCTTTAATAAATTCTATACAATAATCATTGTAAGATTTTAGTTCTTCGTTTGTTTTTGTTAAATTTGTCATGATCTTAATTTTTAAATGATTTATTAATTTTGATTTAAATGCCTGGTTTCGTCGCTGTTGCTGGGCGTTTTTGTTTTACTCTTCTTCATCGATTGCAAACGAATAATTTATATATCCGTTCTCTTCGCTGCCTCTGAACCATTGTACAGGGCATTCGCTTAACCACTCGTGAAAATTTTCACTCATTTTTGATGTGCTCATAATATTATAATTTACTGGTTTTTGATTCGTTTTAATTCCTTGGCGTTCTTTATTACTTCGTTAATCGCTCGGACCAAAAAGAGAAGCCCAACCAAACAACCTAATAAAAGAAACGCATCTATAATGTAATAATGTAACATAGCCTTAAAACGATTTTAAACCATTGCTAAACGCTAAAACCGTAAAAGCAAATAATACTACTATTGCAAAGCTTAAAAGAACGAAGCATATTAAATTTGTCTTAATGTCCTTTGTACCTGTTAATTGTTCGATTGTTTTCATTTGTCGCTGTTTTAATTATTATTAGATATGTCAAAAGTAACATATTTAATATAAATAATTAGCATCATATTAATACTTATTATTAATACGAATAACTGTTATTATAGATAAAATTTATACCTACCGTAAATAGTGACTTTCTGGCGCCTACATAGTTAATAAAAAGAATAAAATATTTTAGATCTTAAGTCGCTCGGACCACCTCAGAGCCCAACAAACACCAAAGAAGAGACTAACAACATACAAGACAATAAACAAAACAAAAAAAAGACTTTATTTCTTTTTGTATTTTTTGCAACTTTAATTTTTAAAGTAAAACACACCTTTTGCTTTAGATTTTAAAGTATTTAACCGCTTGACCTTTAATTTTTTTGTGTTGCTGTTCAGTTGAACAACGCACGCACGCACAATAAAATCAACACTTTCAACGGTTTTTGAGTTGTTACAATCTGTAACTTTAATAATTAAAGCATACCAACACTAGAACCAGGAAAACAATACAATTAAAACGCTCTGAACTATTGAGTTTACTTATTTTATTGTAGATGTTTGACAATGGTTTGACAAATAACCACGTTTTAAAATGTAAGTTTCTGAATAACAAGCAAATAGTAAATAAATATTGAATCGTAACACGACCAGATAAAAGCGAGTTGTTTAAAATAAGTTGCTTCAGGACCAGCAGAAAAAAGCTAAAAGTTTAAAGATCCAGACGAAAAAAGAGACCCCACCCCCAAATACAAAACAGTTTCCTAAATGCGGGCCATGCTGTTTATTATGTATTCTCTTCCAAAGCTCATCGTATAGACTATAAAAAAACTATTCGAGTTCTTTATGATAAACAGCCCAATCCTTTACTATTACTTTATTACAGGCATTTTTAGAAAACTTATTACGGATGCTATTATGGTTAGCAGACATGTAAAAAGCGGCATCTGTAAGAGATTTAAAAGCTTTTATTTCGTTAGTCCAGATATTTTGAATAATCCAAATCATAATGTTGTAAATATAATAATAAAATGATGTTTGTTACTAGTGCGTGATATAATAATTTTATGATTTAAGGTGTTTTCATGGTAAAAATAAGGGTGTTTTTGAGGTGTATTGATGAGATATGTTGGAAAAAAAATCGCGCGAACGCCAAAGGCGTGAAAAGTAATGATAGGGTCAAAAGATGGCGCGGCGAAAAAAATAGTTTGTATGTTAAGTATAAATAGTTTACATTTGAAGTGGGAACAAAACTATTATTAAAAATAAGAACGGATGAAAACTACTGTAATAGTAAACGATGGGAAATCTACCATCGAACTTACACCGGAAAACACATTTGAGGAAGATGTAATAAATGCGATTGATTCCGACTATTCGAGAACAAAAATTAGTGTAAATACTAATGTAGATAAACCATTTGGATTTGGTTCAAATCATAAAATAAAACTGGTTTTAGATACTGAAGATAAAATCCCAATACCAAAACTAGATTTTAAGGAAGGTGTGGTTAAAGAAATTGTATTAGAAGTAAGGCGATGGAATAGGTTGTGGCAAGATTACTCTAATGACATGGAATCTAATAAGCCTCTTGATTTAGATGATTTTGTTAAGTCTATGGAAGAAAAATACTTTGCGAAATGAGTCCGAGCGAATTAAGAATAGGGAATAAAATACTTGTTAGAAATACTGAGAGTATAGTACCGGAAGCTAGAGACTGGACAGTTGAAGATTGTAATATACATCATTTAAAAGACTTGTATCAAGGAAGTGAAGATTGGGAATATAAACCAATCCCTCTAACCGAACAATGGCTTGTTGATTTTGGTATGGAAATGCCGACTAACGAAGACCCGATTTTTGAGCATGGAAAAGGTGAGTATGATGATTGCTTCAACCACTTTAAAAAAACATCACAAAGTTTAATAGACGCGTCTTTTGAATACGATGGAAAAGAGTTTTGGGCAGATAGTAATGGGTTTTGGTTTAAAATTATGCACACTTATACTCACGTAGAATATGTGCATCAATTTCAGAATCTAATTTTCGCACTCACTGGAAAAGAACTAACGCTACAGAAATGATTACTATGAGATACTTAGGACCAACCCAAATAGAGCAGATTTTTGACGAAATGAATCCAGACGACCAGCTAATTGTTTACAAAAAGGCATTTGGCATCAAAGAGATACACCCAGAGTTTAGTAGAACAGATTGTGTAGCTACTGCCATGGGTTACAAAAAGTGTATTAGTGGATCTGGGTTTTATGAAAACGAAAACGGTTAAAAACCAAATACAGTTACTATGACAGTAGATAATAATTTAACAGTAGAAAAATGGTGTAAAGACAATGACTACGAATATTGGTCAGAGGGTTGGAATGAATCTGATATGTTAGAGTTCGCCGAAGCCTACCATAAAGCTAAAGTAGAGAGTATAACAGATGATATTATACATGAAAAATCATTTGAATTAGAAGAACATATTGAGCATAGGACTGGATATAGAAAAGGTGCTCAATGGCTAAAATCACAACTACTAAAAGCTAATATTTTATTAAATGAAGCTAACTGAAAGCATATTTAAACAAGTTATTGCAAAGCTGCAAGAGCAACAAGACAACGATAATAACCGCGCTAAATTATTGAGTGACATATACGGTGCCGATATAGACCCGACTGATAACTCTAAAGTTGTAGAAGCGGTGTTCTTAATGTTTAACGACATTTTCTCTATAGACCAAATGGCAGAAATTTCATTCTTTGTTTATGACCAGGACTTTGGAAGAAAAGCCAACCGAACTATAGACGACCTATGGAACGATTTAATTAAAATGATTGAAGTAGAATACTTCTACGTAAAACCAAAAGAAGATGAATAACAGCGACACACAAGCGAAAACCCTAAAGGTAATTATACTATCGCAATTGCTTATTGAAGCCAACGACGATATTAAAGACACCAACATGTACAAAGGCAAACTAAAAGTGTTTGGTAAACAGTACATCAATCAGTTGGGTAGAGCCATAAAACAAACCGATGCCGTGTACAATGCACAGCCAGAAATGTACCATAACGTTCTTAAGAATATTGAAGAGCTTTGCGAAAAATTGGCACAGTGTGATGTGCACGATATGGTAATGATTAACCAAATACACCAACACTATTCTAATCATAGAGAGGATTGGGAAAGCTTTTTTAAAGTTGAACTTGAGGAATTAAATAGTTAATGTCAAAAACTAAGTATAAAAAAGACTGTAGCATTTGTTCAAGACTTAAAAAGTTTTGTGCAGAGTGTTATTGTAGACAATACAAACCAAAAAATTATAAAGAGTTACATATTAAAAATTGAAACCCTACAAAAAAATATACGCAGAGGCTTTTGGTTATGATGTAGACGACCATACTACATCAATACCAAGTGAAATTAGTGGTGAGAAATCGGTTGACATTCATCATATCGTTACTAGAGAAGATAGAATTGAGAATCTAATGGCTGTTACCAGACAGGAACACAACGATTATGGCGAGATAAAAAAGTATATGTATTTCTTATTAAGAATACACAAACGCCAATTGCAACTGCATAACATAGATTTTGACAACGACTGGTTTTTAAAATGGATGGACCATTATAGACCATTTGCTGCAGAACTTGAAGAAGAATAGAATTATGAAAGATGCCACAGAAATACATTTAATGAGCGAATTATCTTTTAGGGTAACACCTTTATATATACTTGAAGGTGAACGCAGAATGAAAGAACTAGAAATGCAGAGGGAATCAAACAAAAGGTTTTATCAAAATTTGATTGACAATAATTTATTAGAAACGTATTTAAAAGTCACATCACCAAAACCTGCTATTGAAAAAAAATCTAAACCTATAAAACGACCTGTAAGATTTTCAATACTTCCGTTTTTTATAAACTTTTTTAATTAATGGCTAAACAAAAACTTCTCATAGGTATAGATCCAGATGTGGACAAAAGCGGTGTAGGAATTAACCATAATGGTGAAATCACCTTACTTAACCTTACGTTTTTTGAGTTGTTTGATAAGCTTAAAGATATGCGGTTTTACGATGTACCTATGTTTGTTATTGTTGAAGCCGGATGGCTTAATAAAGGAAATTGGCACAAAGATAAAAGTGGCTCGGCTGCTAAAAACGCTAAAATAGGAAACCATACAGGTCGTAATCACGAAACAGGACGTAAGATTGTAGAAATGCTAGAGTACTTAAACATAAAACACGGTGTTGTAAAACCCACAAAAAGCAAAGTAAATGCTAAAATGTTTAAGATGATGACAAAATACGAAGGACGTACCAACCAAGAGCAACGTGATGCTTACATGTTAATACACGGCTTATGAAAGGCATACACGACTTAACAGAACAAGATAAGGTGTATATAGAAAAATACGCCAATGAAGGTAAGGGAGATACATGGATTAGTAATGAGCTAGGTGTAAGACGTGATGTTGTAGGTAAACTCACTACTAAATTCTGGGAACGTAAAATGAATAATAAACCAAAAAGATGATGCCACAATTTTTATTCAATAGGAAAACAACAAAAATGCCAAACGTTAACCGAAGCTTGCTTTTTAAGAATTGGCACAAAAAACATGGTAGAGAATATCATACAGTAGTAGAATTAGACCTACAATTATTAGCCAAAAGTCTTAACGTATCTGAAGAGCAAGCCAAGGAAACTGCAACAAAAGTAGTAGAATCTATTTGGCGCTTAAAAAATGATAGAGTGTAATGAAAGTAAGTTTTGATTTTGATAGTACGCTAACTACAGAACCAGTACAATCCCTTTGCAAAAAGTTTTTAGAGCTTGGTGCCGAGGTGTTTGTCACTACAAGCCGAGCGACTATGATGTATGGTAACAAACCTATTAACAACGATGATCTATTTCAGCTAACAGATATGCTTGGTATTGCTAGGGAAAATATACAGTTTACTGAGCACGACGATAAGTACAAGTTTGTAAAGGACTTTGATTTGCATTTTGATGATGACGTAGAAGAGATTTTCCTCATTAATCAATACCAAGGCAAATGTATTGGCTTACTGTACGAAGAGAAGTTTAACAACGGTATAAAAGATTGGTAAATGATATTCGATACAGACCGCATGTACCGAGATTTAAAAAAGCACCAATACCAAAATGCTTTATCACAAAACGAATTGGTAAACGACATAGGAATCTCTAGGCATACACTATACCGACTAAGTAAAGGAAAGGAAATTACCATGAGCGTATTTTTAAAATTGCTCACATGGACAAAAAACGACGTAACACGATATATTAAAAAAGAAGAAAATGAGACTACTCCACAACACAATTTTAGTAAAACCAATTAAAGAAGAAAAAAGCGGATCTATTTGGCTATTGGCAAGCGACCAAAAAAAGCAATGCAAAGGAAAAATAGTATTGGTAGGTGAAAAATGCACCGACGAACGCTTTTATGAAGGTAAAGTGGTAATATACCATGAACATGCAGGTAAATCATTACCATACAAAGACGAAGACGACCTTATTGTATTAAAGGTTGGTGACGAACATGCTAAAGGTGAAGTGATTGCGCTACTTTAAATAAAAATCCTTAAATTTATCATATATGAGTATTATTTATGGATTTATAGTTTGGGTAGTTGGTTTTGCTTTAATAGCTCTAGCCTTAGAACATTGGAATAAACCATATAAATAAAAACAACTTTTTAAAATGCTCTTTTACTGGAAGCTGGTTGAGTTTTTCAATTAGCTTCATTTTCTTTTTATCAAAAGGTGTTGCATCTTTCTTAGCCATAAGATTATGCCTTGAGTCTTCTGGTATCTTTTTTTCACCACTAAGCATAGCATAAAAATTAGTGCATATATTCTGCCCTCTGGCACTGAGACAAAACAGACTTTTTTCTGCCGAGTTATGTTCTTGCAATAAAGCTATAAAACCGCGTTCTCGCATGTTATTAA